CTGCACCTTGCTGTGCAGCTTGGGCCATGCCGCGTTGGAACTGATCGGCGGTTACGTAGTCCACGCTGTTGATGCGCTCCACCGTGTAGCGCACATCAACGGCACCACCGCCGCCACCGCCCATGGGACCGCCGCCACCGCCGCCTGCACCGGGGATGACAGAGGCGCCGCGTGCGCCAGCTGCATACCGACTCATGGCGCCACGCATTTTGCTGGCTGGGATGACGTACTCAGCTTCGCCGCCTTCGCCGATGAGGGCTGTTGTCGGACGGGTGACTACGCCGCCTTCAGCAAACTTTGGCATCACTGCTCTGCCGACACCCGTGATGTTTCCACCAGCAGCTTTGGCTCCACCTCCACCTCCAACGGCACCGGATATAAAACCAACGACAGTCTCAAGAATGTAAATTTCAATCAACTTGGCAATCATTTTGGTTGCCATGTCTAGAAAATGTTGGCCAACACTTTTAAAGAAAGAAGCAAGTGCTTCTTGACCGGTCATGGCTCCGGTGACGAGGCCCGTGAAAGCTTGCTGGAACGCATCGCCAATAGCTTTAGCACCAGCAATTACTTGATTTATCGGATCGATTAAGTCGTTAAGTTCGCCTCGCGCTGTAGTTATAGCTTCCTGTAACCGGGTAGCTGGATCTTGTTTTACTTGAACATTAAAAGTAGCTTGTCCGGCTGCTTTTGAAAGTCTTTCTCTTGTAGTTACAAGCCCGTTAAGAACATCAAGTTCTACTTGCGTTAGACCTGTAATAGCTTTTTGAGCTTCTAATCTAGCGATTTGAGTATCAAGAATTAACAACGACGGCTCAAACAGAGCGTCGATGCGGCCTTTCTCTTCGGCCAGCGCAGTAATGCTGCCTTTATTTATCTCGTCGGTGTAATACTGTTGATACTGCAGTTGATCTTTTTGGGCTTTAACGATGTCGTTAAGAGGACGCACGTAAGCCTGGTCGATCTGAGACAGTAGCTGTAAACGTGCTGCTTCTTCTTGGGTAAGTTTTCCTTGAGTGTTTAGTAACTCTTTGTAGGTTTCTACGCGAAGTTCCAAGGATTTGTTGGCGCTGTCTACGGCACGGGTGTCCATCGACAGCTGCGGCAGCGCTCCCATTTGTGGAACACTGCTTGGGGCAGTAAATATGTTGCGAGCTGTTTTCAGCTCGGCTTGAAGAGGTTGGTATTTTTCAAGAGCAGTTGTGTTTGCTCCCATAAGACTGTTGTAATACAGTTCTGCGTCTGTATTTAATCTACCTTGGGCTTTAGCTATGTCTTTTTGGGTTTGAAGTTGTACGTTATCTGCCTCTAGTTGTGCCGTTACTCGCGCCAGCTCAACTGCTGCAATGGCAATCTGACGCCTGTAGTTTTCTCGGGCTACAGCAGCGTTTTGCCTGTTAATCTCCTCGTTAATTCTTGCAATTTTAGTTTGGTTATCAAAATTAAGCCGTGCGATAGTTTTAGCGTTGTCTAGTTTGTAGCGTTCGTTTTCAATGTCAAAGCGAAGCATCTCAAGTTTAACTTGACGTTCTCTGTCTGCTGCTTCGTTATCAATTTCCTGCCGGCGGATACCATACTCGCCGATAGCGGTAAGTAGTTGTGTTTCTAGATCGGTACCAGGGGCAGCGTTTAGGCGGCGGGCCTCGACAACGTTGCGTGCGATCTGTATTTGTATGTCGCCTTGAGATTTCAGTATTTCTAGTTCTTTTTGCAGAGCTTGGATTTGCGTGTCTGTGGCTTTACGCTGCAGCTGTTCGGTCAGGTCGTATTGCTGGCGCGTAAGCGCCAAGGACATATCAAAGTATTGTTCAGCGTACTGCCGTTTTTTATCGTTTAACTCTCGTTCTAGGTCGGCAAGTTGTGTGTATAGTTTTTCGCCGTTTTGTAATTGAGTCAGCAGTTGTTCGTCACTGAGACGAATGTTTGTTTGGACTTGTTTCGTAGCCAGCTTTTCGTACTGTGCAAGTATGCGAGCTTGTTCTTCTGGTTTGGCTGCTGGACCCAGGCGTCCCATGGGACCGTAAGTTGGAATAAGGTCTTTCTCGAGCTGTTTTGCTTGTGCGGGTGTTAAACGGTCGGCTAGGGTAGACGATTTTTTGCTTTCCTCGCCGCCTTGATTGGCCATGGCGAGTACATCAGCAATCCACTTAAGCAGTCCGGCTAGAGGGCCAGCTAGTGCTGTTTGTATTTGGAGATTGACATCTGCCCATGCTCTGTTTAGAGCTGAGGAAGCATCACCAAGGCGTTGCAGACTTGCGACACCTTCGTAACCGATTTTTCTATTAAGTTCTTCTTGTACAACCTGCAGCGCCAGGGAAGACCGGCCGTACTCCTCGTACTTTTTAGCCAGAAACTCTGTTTGTTTTGAAGAGAAGAGCGCGTTATCGCTCATGTGCTGGATTGCTGTGTCCAAAGTGCGGACTGCTTCGCCTGCAACACGAGCGCCAGCGACAATGCGATCAATGATGGTGCCGATTGCGCTTGTGACAATCGACATCATCGGGTTGCCGGGAATGAATCCACCGGCAAAACCGCCTACTACGGCACCAGGGCCGCCGCCAAACAACAGAGGGAAGGCGCCACCGATGAGTGCGTTTTGCAATCCTGCGCCGCCACCACCGCCATCTTTTTGTGTAGGTTTAGCTGCGCCGCCAGCAGCTGCTTTATTTGCTTTGGTTGCTTGTGCTTTTTGTGCGGTAAATATAGCCTTACGTAGTAGCAGCTCATTCCGCAGCGTATTTACAACACCGTCTAAAGCGTCTAGGTACTGTTTGGTTACATTAGTAGAATTCTGTTGGATACTTTGAATAATGTTTTTGGCATTGATAATTTGCTGGTCTACTTGTAGACCTTTTGCTTTGTACTCAAGACCCTTTTGTTCTAGAATTTGTGCGGACGTTAGTAGATTATTAAGTCTTTTTTGTGCGGCTGCCTGAGTATTTACTGCTGTCGCTGCTGCTTTTGGGACAGAGGGGGTAGCTGCGGCGGCTTTTGCAGCGGCAGCTAAAGCCGCAGGCGAACCTGGTACAGGCGGTAATCCTCCAGGGCGACGGCCAGTAATAGACTCAGCTGCGCCAGCCGTCATGGACGTGGGGCGCATGAGTGATTCTTGAGCGCTATTAAGGCGTTCGTACGCAATGCGCTGGTTACGCAGCTCGACAGTCAGCCGTTTAGCTACATCTAACTCACCATTAGCGAGTGCATCGCTGGCTTGTGCCAAACGATTTTGCAGTTCGTCTTGTTGCGTTTGAGATAACTTTGACTTTACAAGCTGTTGTCCGGTGAGAAGTTGTTTGTACTCTAAATCGGAAATCTGTTTGGCATACGCAGCGCGTTTTTCAAAAGCTGTAACGCTATCTAGACGTGTAGCTGGACCGGCGGCAGTACCTAATGCGCTTTTTTGTCCTGATAGACGTGCGGTGCTAAGCCGGCCTTCTACACCAGCGATGGCTTCTTCCAGTGCGCGAAACTCGTTACTGCCGATTTCGACAAGCTTTAGAGTGTCTTCAAGCTCACCTTTATAGGCATCGAGCGCGGCAATACTATTAGTAAGTTCTTTACCTGAGGAAATAATGGACGCTACAACACCTCTACCTCCGATCGTTTTATCTGCTTTATTTACTCCTGTCAATTCTTCGTTAAGCACACGAAGGCGTTGGCGTCCCAGTACGTTGGCTGCGGCGCTGGCTTGGGTAGCAGCAACCGTAAATTCTCTAAATTGATTTGAGGCTACATCGCTGTTGGCAGCAATAAACTTAAAACCGTCTGCAATAGCGCGTGCGTTTGCAACTGTACGCTTAGAACCGGCATTAAATTCTTCAATAGCGCGTTCGGAGTTAATAAAGCCTTTTTTAAGTTCGTTGAGTTGCTTGGTTACTGCGCCGAATTTATCGGCAACTTCTCCTCGGCCAAAAGGTTTGCTCAAATCCAGCGGTTTGGCGCCGATCGAGCGCATTAAACCTTCTAGTTGCTCGACGCGCCGAAATACGCCGTCAACCGCCTGTGTGCCAGATACGCGCAGGTTGATAGTTGCGTCGTAGTTAGCCACTACTCAAACTCGTTCGTAAAAACAGTCTACGCGCCAAAAAGCCGCCGGGGTTAGCGGCGGCGTTTGGCTTTTTCCATCTCCTTTTGTTGGTCCTCGTTGAGGATTGAAAAGTAGGCGCTCCAGCCGAGGAGTTCTTCGGGAGTCATGCTGGTGCTGATCTCCGAAAGGGTTTTGCCTAGCTCTTTGGCGACTCCGAATTGGAGCATGAGCCAGTTGTCCTTTCGGAGTTCGGCACTCAGGATTTTGGGTCGATGGGTTCGGCGTCGTCGGTCAGGATCGCCAGCATCAGGGCTTGGAGGTCTTTGTCCTTGACCTCGTTTTTGAGGACGTCGATTTCGCCGACGTTGAAGATCTTGGCGCCAGTGTCGTCGAGGGCTTTGGCGATCAGCAGCTGGAGCGCGAAGGCGTTGGCGTCGTCGGACTTGGCTTGTTTTTGAGCGCGTTCACGCTCAGCCATGGTCAGAGGGGCCACCCACATCTCAAACTTGCTGCCGTCAGACAGTTCGACGGTCTTTTTGACGGGCTCCAGGTTGGCGGCCTTACGCAGGCGGTCAATGGCGCGAACTGGAACAGGCATAAGAAGTGCTTGTTTATGGTTTCTACTGTAGCGGACTAGATAGCAAAAAACCCCAGGTGACTGGGGCGGTTTGCTGAATCTGGCCGGCGTTAGCCTATCAGGACTTGGAGAAGTCGAAGGTAGGAGTGCCAGCTGGACGGAAGTTGACGGTCACCGATTGGGCGTCGTCGGGGTTGATGTTGAGGCTGGCCGAGGTCAGCACAGCGTCAAAGGAGATCGAGCGGCTCAGGGTGTCGCTTAGGGTGCCACCGCTGAATACACGGTCGGTGTACAGCTTGAAGGCGGCGCCGTCTTGCTGACGCTGCAGCACGTCCTGGATCATCCGGTTGGAGAGGGCGGCGTCTTCGTTGGTCATGTAGACCGTGGCAGTGCCAGTACCGTCGCCGAAGCCGCTGATGTAGGTGCGGAAGGGCACGTACTGACCAGGGGTTTGACCGATGGTTGTGACGTCGATTTCGGCACGTGAAATTTCAAAGCTCCAGTCGCGTACTTGGCCGACAACGGCGAAGTCTGCGTAGGCAACTTGGAATTCGTTGGGTGCAACGGCAGTGCCGTCGTCGGTGATGGGGAGGATCACGCCGCCTGCGCTGGCTGAAACCGTCAGGGCGCCAGTGTCAGCGGTGTAGCTGAGCACGTAGTAAGTGGTGCCACCGGTGATACCTGCGGGGAGAGTGCCGGAACCAGCGCCGCCGGTTTGGGCGTTGATAACACTGAATTTGACGGGATCGCCAACCTTGAAGTTGAGGTAGGGCTCGACTGTGATGACGTCGGTGGTGGCGTTAACGCCGGATTCACCGAAGCTGCCGCTGGTGCCAGCGGGTTTGTAGTAGAGAGCGCCGGACGTGCCGGACAGAACAGTGGTGGCCATGGGGCGTACCAAAGGAAAGGGTTATGGGCGGGCACTGCCCGGCTTAATACAGGTTAGCGCCTGTACAAAGCATTACCTACGACAACACAGTTGCAACATAGGAGGTCTCGATACGACCTACAAAATGAGGGGCCTCTTCTGTGGCAGAAAAAGTCGGGCCTGTGATTGCACCTACTTTGAAGTACACGCCAGATATTCCTTTGGTGGAATTATTTAGCGTTTCCAGTACGTTTACTGCGGTGGTCACCAGAGTTTGATTGCGGGCGGGGCCGCGGCCTTTTTCTGAAAATACGCGGATAACGATTGCGCCACGCGCGTTATCAACGCTAGACGTAAGCGTGGGTTCGTTGGTAATGCCAAAAGTAATATTTACACGGATGTATTCAGTGGTTGTGTTGGGTGGGACCGCTGTGATGTTGTCGAAGTAGACCGGCACAGCTGGGACAAGTGCTCCAAACGCTGCGAGCAGCGGATTTTCAACGGCGGCGCGGATTGCTTGGTAATTCATTAGGCGAAACCTCTAGGTTTGTATGTGCCGAATCCTCGGCGGGCTCCGGTACCCAAGTCTTTTTTTAGCTCGCCTCCATTGATGTACGTCGTGTACCAATCAAGAGGAGCGGTACTGCGGTTACTTGAGCCTCCGCCTTCTATTTCGCCACGGCGTCCTCCTTCTGGACGAGTGCCGTATTCCACACGCCCCGGTACAAGAGGAGCTTTGAGTATTTTCTCTTGTGGCGGATCAAATTCAACTAAATCTTGCGCTTGTGCTGCATAAGACATACCATTGACAATGCGATATAACGTTCCTGCTTTAAATTTTGCAGCAGGTACATTTCGTAAATCGTATTTATAAATTTTGCCTTCGCTTCGTGAAGTGCCTGCCGAGGCGCCATCTTCTACTGCGTACCAGGCGGAAGAAAACCGTCCTGTCCATACAGGGCCAGCCTCTGCAAGACTGTTCATAATATCTACGGCAGCATTTCTTGCGGCTTCTACAGTGGCCGCTTTGATGTCATTAACCAAAAATTTTATGTCGCGATTCGCCATTACTGAGGCCTTGCGATCAGAGTGTGGAGAACCGGGTTATCGCCGCGATAGCTGGTGATGGCGATGATCTTGGCCTCGCGGGTGACGCCATCTTGGGGGTATTGCACCCGGTCGGCTTCTGTCGGGTAATACGTGCCAAGCTCTGCAGCACCAATGATGATTTTGAGATCAGTTGTTTGGTACAGGCCCTCAGATTCACGGGGATTGACGCGGGTGATTACGGCGCGGACGGTTACAGAAGTGTCGGAGCCGGTGATTGCTCCAGTGGTGGGGTCGTAGGTGCGGGGTGTGGCGGTTTTGATGTACGTGACGTCTTGGCCCCACTGGCGGAGGAGGGCAGGTGGTACGGCGGCAAATGTGTCGTCTATGCGGGACATCAGCTGCGGAACAGGCGTACGGCGTAGTTAGAAGCACCGCCCATGCAGTAGGCGCCGAGGTAGGTCTGGAGCCAGGGGTAGACGTCGAAGACGTTGTTGATGACGCCGCTGGTCTGGGAGGTTTTGTTGTATTTGACTTTGAGTTCGCCCAGTTCCACTTGGTCGTAGATGCCGGTGGTGCCAGTGGTGCCGGTGATGGCGCTGGTGTCGTTGGCGAAGGCGCGGGCGAGTTCGTAGGTGGCGACTTTGATGCCGTCGGGGATCAGGGTGCAGGCGAGGTCGATGCCGTCAACTTTGTAGTTGTCGCGGGGCCACTTGAGGGCTTGAGTTTCGGTGCAGCGGTCGCCGTAGAAGCTCAGGGCGTCGATCCAGCGGGTAGCGGAGATCAGGGCGCGGTTCTTTTGGTCGTCGGTCTTGCTGACCCAGGTGCTGGAGTCGGGGACCGTTTCGAAATATGAGTTGGCAGCAGCAAGCGTCACGTAGCTGTTGGCTGCGGCCCCGCTAAGAGTGGCGTCGATTACTGCAGCCACGAATCAGTACAGTCTTTGCTTGAGTCTAGCTCCAGTGGAGTATTTTCTTGATTTGGGTGGGGAGCTGAGGAGGGCGGCGTGGTACACGTCGGCGCCGGATAGTTCCAGGTCGGCTTGAGTTTCTAGGTGTTGGCCGTAGGGGACATCAATGAACGAGCGGCGGTTATTCTGTAGTACGAAGAGACGCACTGTACTCATGGCTATCCGCAAAACTGCCGGCACTGAAGGCAGCCTAGAAGCGAAAGCAGCTTCTGCATTGCCTGGTAAGGAGGTAAGGTCGCTGGAAGTGGTGGCTGCTGCAATTCGGGAGCAGTTTGCTGCTGGTGTTAATGCTGAGACGATCCAGGAAGAGTTGGCAGTAAGTCCGCATGTGTTTCGGGAGTTGTTGAGTCATTCCTACAAGCTTGTGGGCAGGGCGCCAACGATCTTTGAGTATCAGGAGAAGATTCGGATTGGTGAAATTGAAGGTTGAGTAAGTAGGCATAAAGAAAAGGCCCCCGGTTTGGGGGCCTTTGTTTTGGCTTGGCCTGAAGATCAGGCGTAAGCGGTGGTATCGAAGGGGGTGTTGACCAGCAGGCGAGCGATGGGCACTTGCTTGGTGGTGCTGTACACCAGGCTCCAGCTGCTGGTGTTGGCCAGGTTGCCGGAGGTGGAGGCGTTGGTGGGGTTGTCACCAGCGTCGGCCCACTTGGTACCAGTGATGTGGTAACCGTAGTGGTAGTCCACAGCCAGGATGTCCTGCATGGACAGGATGTTGCGGTCGGCGCCGAGGCGCAGATCCTGCTGAATGCCCTCGGAAACTACACCCGACTTGAAGAGGTACACGGGGTACTTCTTAGCGTGGGTGGCGGTGCCGCCGGTCAGGGCGGTCAGTTGGTCGTCGATCACCACGCGGAGGCCCGCAAAGGTGGCGACTTCAGCGGCAGTTACGCCCACGCCGCCGCCGGCCCAGGTGATGGCGCCGCCGGTAGACAGAGCAGACGTGCTGAACACGAGCATTCCTACCTGCTGGAGGTAGTAGGCCACGTTGGAGTGCATGGCGATGGCGTCGAGTTCGTCGCCGCGCTCACCGAGTTTGGCCTTGGTACCAACCACGTTGGCGACGTTCAGGAAGTTGGCCTCGGTCATGGAACCGGGGACACCAGCAAACGACTTGTCGTTCTGGTTGGGGCCGAGGACGCCGGCGCCGCTGATGCCACCGAAGAGGCCCAGCAGTTGGGCGCCCAGGGTGGCGGTCTTCAGCTTGTTGATGGCTGCAGACAGTTGGTTGCGGACGTGGGCCAGGGGGTCGGCGCCAGAGCCCAGCTTGCTCAGGTCGTCGGCGGCGTATGCGAAGCCGCGGTGGAGCAGGGTCATGATCTGCTCGTCGGCAGTCACGTTCTGCGCGGTCAGGTAGCCCAGGCCGCCGTTCCAGCTGGAGGTGGAAAGGATCTGGGTTTCCGTGGGGGCGATGGGGTCGAAGAAAGGCACGCGCACGCGGGTGCCGCCGGCGCGGGCGTCGAGGGCAGCGTTACGCTGCACAATGCCGCTTTGGATCCACTTCGATTGCTCGAAGATGCCCTCGGCGGTGTACTGCAGGAATTCGGGACGGGTAACAAGGTTCGAGAGGAAAGTTCCCCCGAAGTTGCTGTTAGAAGCAGACATTGGATAGCTCCAGTGGAGTCATGGTTGGGGATGTGCCCCACAGGGGCTAGGCGCCGGCTTCTGCTTTGAGGAGGCGGGCCTTGTCGGGGTCTTGGCTGAGGAGGAGCATCTGTTGGGTGATGTTCCAGGAGTCCTTTTGCCAAGGGTTGGATTGGCCGGGGAGAGCGCTGGTGCGGGCACTGCCTGCTACGCCCATTCCCGCCCGGTTGGTTGCTGCGAAGTGATGTTCGTAGCCGCTACCGGGATTTTTGAGATTGGCGATGTACTCGCCGATCTGAACTTCCACGCCGCCGGCGACAGCCACAGGCTGGCCGTCTTTGGCGCGAAGGTTCTCCTGAAGTAAACGATACAGCTGATCGGGGGCTAATGCACCAGCGCTAGAGAGCTGGGCGATGGTGGAGGATTTGATTTGTTCCTGTGTGTAGCCTTGGCGGATTTGCTCTGCTTCGGCTTCTTTGGCGGCTAGTTGTTGTTTAAGATCTGCGACTGTTTGTTGGGCGTCTTCCCAGAGAGTTTTGTATTCGCCGGACTGGGCAAGTTGTTGGGTTTTGGCTTCCTGTTGGGCGGCAGATAATGAATCAAGTTGTTTTTGGAGAGCTTCGCGGGTTTCGCGGTCCTTACGGCGTTCACCAATTAGCTCTTGGTTTTTTGCGCGTAGGGCGTCGAGTTGGGCGGCCAGATCGGGGCTTTCAGCCACAGGCTGAGGCGCACCAGTCTCCACAAGAGGTGCTGGGGCTTGCTGTTCTTCGGGCACAGTTGTGTACTACTTGGACAGTATTACTTTAGCATTTAAGAAAGGACTGAGTTATCCAGCAGGTCGCTGGTGTCCGGTTCTTCCTCCGAGCTGGCTTCCTCGGTGAGTTCCAGGGCGGATTTGCCGGCGGCTTCCTCTTCGTCTTCGATGTTCATGTTGTCGGGGAGGATTTCGCCGCGGCGCAGGATTTCCAGCAGAGTGGAGTCGCTGATCTTGCCGAGTTGATTGAGTTGGGTGAGGACAGAGACGTCTTGGCCGATGAGGCGGTAGTAGTCGAAGTCCCGGTCGATGGTGATTTCGGGGGGTTCCAGGCCGACGTATTGGGCGGCGAAGGCGAAGGCTTGGTTGAGGGCAGACTCCAGCTCTTGGCTGATGATCGAGAGGACGCTGTTGGATTGGGCTTGGTCGATGCGCTTGGCCTCGGCAGATTCGGCGACGAATTTTTGGCCGAAGAGTTTGGTGACGCCAAGCGTGGACATCTGGGACTCCAGGGATTGGAGTTCGTTCATTTGGGCGTCGAAGCTGGTGGCGTCGGCTTGGACGTAATACGCCTTGTTGCCCGGTTGCATGGCGATGGCGTAGTTGACGCCCATCGTGGCGCTGCCGGTGGTGTCGTCCCAGCCCTCTAGGACGAGGGTGGGCATGGCGGCGATGTGGAGGGCGTGGATTAGGTCGGCTTGGCGTTGGTAGTGGGTGATGTTGAGGTTGGCGATGTCCAGCAGTGGGGGTTGGGATACCAGCAGGCCGCGGCGGTTGCTGTAGATCGGGACCAGGGGGATTTCCGGGAGGCTGTAGTCGCCGGTTTCGCTGAATTCGACGATCTCTTGGCCGAGGGTGTAGAGGTCGTAGCGGCCGGGGTATATCACCCGCATTTGTTCGATTTGTTCTTCGCCGAATTCGTTGAGGGGGCGGACGTCGTAGTCGTGGATTCGGACTTGTAGAAGGCGGTTGGTGCCGGAGTCTTTGCGCCAGCCCCAGATCTGGGGGGCGTCTACGTGGACGAAGTAGGGGCGGCGGCCCATGGCGCGTTCTTCGGCCAGGTTTAGGGCGGCGGTGGCGGAGGGGTAGTCCACCAGGATTGCGCTGTGGCCGTAGGTCAGGCTGCTGACCAGTGCGCGGCGGGCGTATTCGTTAATGCTGGAGCCAAGGCCGTCAATGTTATTGGCGAGTTCCAGCCAGTAGGGGTCGCCTTCGATGTGGATGGGTTTGCGCAGGATGGCGCCAGCGGCGGTTTCGATTAGGCGGCTGGTGTAGGGGCTGAGGACGCTGCGGTCTACGCGGGT